TTAATTCCACCCCTTAAATTTACATCATGATAAGCATAAATTCAAATATATTCGATTTTAAAATAAATAATTCAGCTAAACTTTTTTATGTTTACCTTCAACATACAAAAGCACTAGAAAAATCTAACGCACATTATGCCGATTGCTTCGAAGTATCAACAATGACAATTACCAACTGGCTTAATGAACTTCAGGATAAAGGAATTATAGAAATAATTTTTGATAAAAACAAACGTAAAATAAAAATCAATGAATAAATCTTATTACTTTAGCCATGATTACGCAGCTTCAAACGATGTAAAGATTCTATTTCTTAGGCAGCAATTAGGCATGGAAGGATATGGAATATATTGGTTTTTAGTTGAAAATTTGGCACAGGCTGGGGGCATTCTACCTATGAATATTACCCCAGTACTTGCAATGCAAATGCAGACAAATGAAGTAAAAGTAAAGGCAGTAATTGAGGAATTTAATTTGTTTACTATTGCTGAAAATGGCTTCTTTTCTAAAAGATTAACCGAGCATTTAAACATGAGAAAAAAACTAAGTGATAAGGGTAAAAAAGGTGCTGCTTTACGATGGAAAAATAAGGGGGCTATTGGGGTGGCTAATGGGGAGGGCAATGCAAAGAAAGAAAGTAAAGAAATAAATAATAGGGATTTTTTAACAAAAATTGTTCTTTAATACAAATACAATCCTCAAATGAGTATTAATATCATTTAAACGCATTTTAAGGTAGCAAGGATTGATTTTAAATATCTTTTGATAGAATCTATCATAAACAAATTAAATAACCAAAAAACAGGCTTAAAATGGCTAATACAACAAAAGCACCACCAAACAACAAAGAGGTAGAAGATAGGATTTTAGGAGTATTATTAATAGAACAGAATTCAGTACATACCTACATTGCTAAAATTACATCAGAATTTTTCTACCAAACTAAAAACCAATTAATATTTAAAGCTATTCAGTCACTTTACGATAAAATGAGTGCAATTGATATTGTAACAGTTTGCCAGCACCTAACTACCAACGAGCAAATGGAAACAGTAGGCGGACCATTTGAAGTTGTTAAACTAACAAATAATGTTACTGGCAGTTCATCAATGAATGATTGGATATTAATCCTGCAACAAAACTACCTACAAAGAAAAGGTATTGTAATTGGTCAGGAATTAGTAAATGATTCTTATCAGGGAGAAATTGAAAACCATTTAAACAATGCTTCAAATAAAATACTAAACGCACAGGAAAGCATTTATAAAAATAGTGAAAAGGGAATGGCTCATTACATCATGAGTCTAGCTAAAGAAAGGGATGCAGTTTTAGAAAATGGTCAGATAGGAATTGATACAGGATGGGAAAGTTTAAATAAATATATTAGTGGATGGGTTAATCCTGATTTAATTATACTAGCAGCAAGACCAGCACAGGGAAAAACTGCTTTTATGTTGAATGCAATATTAAACGTATTAAGACAAGATAAACCAGTAGGAATATTTAGTTTGGAAATGTCAGGGGAGCAGTTAGTTAACCGATTAATAAGTTTAGATAGTGGTATAGCACATCATTATTTACGGACTAATAATCTTACAGAAGCACAAAAGTTTATGTTGATGGCAAGTGAGGAAAGATTGCAAAAAGCAAAATTATACATTGATGATACACCTAGTTTAAATATTAGAGATTTAAGAAGTAAAGCAGCCATCTTAAAAAGGAAATATAATATAGAATTTCTTTGTATTGATTATTTACAATTAATGTCAGGAGTAGATAGGAAAGGAAACAGGGAAAGCGAGATTGCAGAAATAAGTCGGGGTTGTAAAATAATAGCAAAGGAATTAAATATACCAGTAATGGCATTAAGTCAATTAAGCAGAGCAGTTGAAAGCAGACAGGATAAGATGCCACAGTTATCTGATTTAAGGGAAAGCGGAGGGATAGAACAGGATGCAGATTCAGTTATATTTTTAATGCGACCTGAAACATACGGCATTAAAGAAATAGAAGTTGATGGAATGACTTATGGCAGCGAAGGTAAATGTATTGTTAAGTTAGCAAAAAATAGGCATGGTAATTTAAAAAACATACCTTTTCAGTTTATAGGTGAAAGAATGGAATTTAAACAAATGATATTATGAGAAACCTAACAATTACATTAGACCAACAAAAGCACATACAAATAAATTATAAGCTAAAAAAACAAAAAGATTTAGCTGAAGAATTAAATATAACTTTAGGAGTATTAAAAGCAAATGCAAGATTAATGAACCTATGTACTGATAGACCAAAAAGAAATAAAGATTGGAATGAGCATTATGTTCAACTTTCATTATATGTAAAAAGAAAATATTACAAAAGAGCAGAAGCAGAATTTAATCAACGTGTAAAAAAATATAGATGAAAGCAAAAATAGAAAAAGCAAAAAAAGAACTTCAAGAAATAGAATATGAAAATAGAACTTGGGAGAGTAAATTTATGAGAGAACAATCTATATGGGATGAAATTGCAATGCAGATAAATTCATATACAGGTGAAAAACAAAAGTATTGGGAATTAGTAATGGATTTGTATAAAGCAAAATATAAATAAAAAAAAATTAAAAACTTATGAAAGCAATCCTAGAGTTTCAACTTCCAGAAGATAACCAAGAATTTGAACTGCATACAAAAGCATTAAAAATGTATAGCACCTTGTGGGATTTTGATGTATGGTTAAGAAGCGAAATTAAATACAAAGACAAGGAACTGGATGAGGTCAGGGATAAATTAAGAGAATTAATGAACGATAATAGGATTGACTTTGATATGGTAGAGTGATTGCAGCTAATGTTTTGCAGCTAAACGAGGTGGCTGATTAATACCTCTAAACTTAATACGAAGAACAATGGATGAAAGAGATTACAAAGCTATGAATGAAGAACTGAACCAGCCATCTTGTTTAGGTGCTGTTAACGGTAGTTATGTTGTGTTTGAAGATTCACACGAACACAAAGCGTTAATGCAACTTAGTGTAACATTACCTACAATTGAAAGAGCAAGAGAATATGTAAAAGGATGGAAAAGCAAGAAACTGTATATCTATATGTTGGTGGAATAATTACCGCTAACTAGCTTATATGCGCTACAAACATTCGTATATACACCCAATTTTGGCTACGAATGATTGATAAACGTATAATTAATGATTGATAAATTAATGACTATAATTCGGTATATTTCCGACATAACCGTTATTTTATGACGAAGCATTTAACATTATACTTTGCCAAATAATAACATTTAATTGAGTTTTGGCCGCATATAAATTGACAATTTAGGAAGTGTAATTGTGCCAAATTCAATAGTTATACTGCGCATATTGTAACATTTTACAAAAAGAAAAGTTATTGCTTTACAAATTGCATGAATTTTGATGGATATATCATGCATAATGTGGCATATAAGGCACTAATGTTGGCTTTATGCGACATTTAAGACACATTAAAACTAGATGCAAATGAATATAAATAGGAGCAGATTAATAAATTACAATTAAAAACATATAAATTATGACACCGAAAGAAAAAGCAGAAGAATTATTTGATATGATGTTATACAATAATGGGGATGAATATCACCATTGCTGGGATTATGTAGCAAAAAATTGTGCATTAATTGCAGTAGATGAAATTATAAAAGGATTAGGAAGATTAAATGTAGAAATATTACATACTGAATATGGAGATAAACTTAATGAAATTAACGGTGAAATAAGAACAAACTATAATTCACACGTTGTGTATTGGAATGAAGTAAAAAAAGAAATTGAAAATTTATAATCATTGCAAATCTGCGTAGAATAGTATCGTTATTCAACGCAAACCGTTACAATCTGTAACGGTTTTATAAAAATTTGTGACATAAATTATAAAAACTTGTTGTGCCTAAATTATAAAATGTTGCTGATATTAATAACTTTATTTTAAATGTGAATAAGTTTATTTTAATTTTATGAAATGTTAGAGAAAGACTTACACAGGTTGGTTTGCGACTACATAAGAAAAATGTACCCCTATGTTATATTCAGGACTGACTTTAGTAGTGGAATGAGAATGTCAATAGGCATGGCTAAGCGCCACAAAGCATTGCAATATTCAAATGCTTATCCTGATTTATTTTTAGCAGAAGCACTAAAGGGTTATAATGGATTCTTTATTGAATTAAAAACAATAAATAATGTGGTATTTAAAAAAGATGGTTCAATGCGAAAGAACGCACATCATGAGGAACAGGAAACAATGATGCTAAAGCTAAGAGGAAAGGGATATAAAGCAGAATTTGGATTAGGATTTGGACACACAATTAAATTAATTAATGAATATTTAAACAACCA